GGATCAGTCCCACGGCGAAATGGAAAAACGGAAGCGGTTACGGCACGGGAGCTTTACGGAGCTATAGCTCTGGAAGAAAGTATACTGCATACAGCTCACCTTGTTGATACCGCACACGGTTCTTTTGAAAACATGGTAAACTTGCTCACAGAGCTTGGCTTTAAAGAAAAGGACGATTTTAAACTATCCCGACAGCGAGGAGCTGAAAGAATCCAGATAAACGGCACTAAGGGCGAGATAAACTTTCGCACTCGAACCGCAACGGGAGGCTTAGGCCGTGGTTACGATTTGCTTGTTATCGATGAGGCACAGGAATACACAGACGATCAAGAAACCACATTGAAGTACACTGTTACATCTTCTCACAATCCACAAACGATAATGATCGGAACGCCCGATACACAAGTAAGCCGAGGCACCGTTTTCGGAACGTACAGGCGGAGCGTTATAGAAAACAAAAGTCGAAATTCGATGTGGTATGAGTGGGGAGTTACGGAGCAGGAAGATACAGAAAACAAAGACTTGTGGTACGAAACAAACCCCTCCCTCGGGTATCTGTTCACGGAAAGAAATGTAGAGGATGAGCTTGGAAAAAACAAGCTCGACTTTAACCAGCAAAGGCTCGGGCTGTGGCTCAATTACAACACAAAAGGTGTATTTACGCAAAGAGATTGGGATAAGCTTCGCACGGAAGCGGTTCCACCGTTGGAGAACGAAAGATTTTTAGGCATAAAGCTTGGCAAAGATACCGGGAATGTGTCACTATCGATAGCTGCGAAAACAAAAGAAGGAAAAATTTTTACCGAAGTGATAGATTGCAAACCACAACGGCAGGGTTTAGCATGGCTTATACCGTATTTTAAAAATCCGAAAGTGAAAGCAATAGCATGTGACGGCTCTATCGGAGCTCAACTTGATGAGATTTGCAAAGAAAACAAAATAAAAGGCTTTTTCAACGTAACATACTCGGAAGTTGTAACAGCAAGCTCTATATTTGAGCAGGCAGTTTTTGCAGAGCAAGTTGTACATTGCGGACAGCCTTCCCTTGCAAAAGCAGTTACCAACTGCGAACATAGACCCATAGGAAAAGGCGGAGGCTTCGGTTACAACTCATTGATTACGGGAGTGGATATAAGTTTGGTAGAAAGCGTTGTGCTTGCAATTTGGCAGGCATCCGTTACCAGAGAGAAGAAAAAGCAGAAAATAATATGCTGAGGAGGTATGAAAAATGGCTGATATAGATAAAATGGCACCACACACCGGCAGATTTATAGGAGAAGACGGGCAAACTCACAACATTGTCGATCTCTTAAATGGAATAAACCAAAGATTTGAAAATTATGCTACAAAACAGTACGTAGATGATGCAATAGCAGCAATCACCGACTACGAAAGCGAGGTGTTCCCGAATGGCTAAAGGACTTGTAAACGAAAGCAGTTTGAACAGCATAGCAGAGGCTATAAACGTGCTTAACGGCACGGAGGGAACATATACCCCGTCTGAAATGGGTGAAGCGATACTTGATGCAATCCCGACCGAGACAGCAAGCGGCAATCCAATCCACATAACCGATGCGGCGGCTTATCCTGTGGATAGTTGTGTTACGACCCTTGAACCTGTGCAAGAAGGTAGCGGAGACCCAAGCCCCGAAAATGTAAGACCGATAACAGGGTATACGGGGGTTGAGTTGACGAGAACGGGGAAGAATTTGATGCCGATAACCGCAGAAAGTCAAACTAAAAATGATGTTACATTTACAGCAAATAAAGATAATGCAGGGAATGTTATTAGTGTAACTGTTAATGGTACAGCAAGTGCCGATACAACATATCTGCTTATAACTAATACGGTATTTACAAGCACAGGCAATGATATTATTTTGAGTGGCTGTCCTGCAAACGGTAGTCAATCAAGTGGACATGCGTTAGGTCTGGTCAATGAAGCTACTTATGGGGTTCTATGGGATATTGGTAGTGGCGAAACAATCCACTCATACAAGAGCAGTCAGAATCGTGTAATAATTCGGATTGCATCAGGCTATACAGCAAATAACCTCGTATTTTATCCAATGATACGCCTTGCATCAGACACAGACCCCACCTACGAACCCTATCGAGGCGAAACCCACTCCATAACATTCCCACAGGCTCAAAGTCCTGTTTATGGTGGTGAGGTTGATTGGGTTAATGGTGTGTTGAGGGTGACGAATGTAAAAACTATATTAGACGGTAAAAATAATATCGTTTCAAATGGTAGCACAAGTGGTGAAGGAACGGTTTACCAAGCAGAATGGAGTGCGTATCGTAGCATAGGCGTTCCGAGTGCAATATATATAAGTGATAAGTTTAAAACTGTTGCAACATCAGATAAAGCCCCATATACAATTTACTCATCCTCTGACGGAGTTAGTATAAGAATGTTTTTAGCTTTTCCGACAACGATTACATCAACCACTGATGCAAATGCTTGGTTAAATGAAAATAATGTTGAAGTGGTTTACCCTCTCGCCACACCTATCGAAATCCCTTTAACACCCGAAATTATCACACTGCTTAAAGGCGAAAACAACATTTGGACAGATGCAGGAACGAGTGAAATCGAGTACACGGTTGATTTGCAAACATACATTCAGAAATTGATTAATGAAGCGAGTGTAAATGCAAGCAATTTGAGCGTGAGTCCGTTGTCGCTTGGCAAGAGTGCTATAGAACCTGAAAGCGAGACGGAAGACGAAGCAGAGGGGAAGCCTACGGAATTACTCGTTGAAGAAGATACTGAGGCAGAACCGACCGAAGAAGAACCTGATACGCTTGAAAAAGAGGACGGTGATACGGTATGACCGCTATAATATCCGCTCTTGTTGGGCTGGTGGGTTCGGGTATCGGTGCTTTTGTGGGGCTGATACTCAACAACAAACTTGTTGTGTATAGGCTTGAGCAGCTTGAGAAAAAAGTCCAGTCTCATAACAGTCTGATAGACCGTATGTATAAAGCGGAACAGGATATAAAAGTCATAGATGAGAAAATAGCAGTAGCAAATCACAGAATCGAGGATTTGGAAAATGAATAAGCTAAACACATACTTTGAGCGGTGGTTTGAAGCCGCTCTGGTAAGAGCAATTAAAACAATGGCACAGACAGCAGTTGCGATGATAGGCACAACGGCGCTGCTATCTGCCGTTGACTGGAAAACCGTTATATCAACTGCCGTGCTTTCGGGCATACTATCGATGCTTACAAGCTTGGCGGGATTGCCAGAGGTAAAGCAAGAAAATGGAAACAATAATTGACGTAAGTAAGTACAACGGGGATATAGATTTTAATGCTGTGAAAAAAGACGGTGTTACGGGTGTTATCTGTCAACTTGGTTACGGTTGTAATTTTGAAAGCCAAAACGATTATACATTTGTGCGAAATGTCCAAAACGCTTACAAGGCAGGATTAAAAGTAGGAGCGTATATATACTCTTATGCTCAGACCACACAGGAAGCAGTCTCGGAAGCATACCACGCAATAACCCAAATAGAAAAATGTGAAGGCAAAATCACGGGTTCTGTTTGGTACGATTTGGAAGAAGAACATTTAGGAAGGTACGCAAAAGATGTTTTAAAGGACTTTGCCAACATTATGAATGCTCACGGGTACGAAGTGGGCATCTACACGGGACTGTCTTACTACAATACGTATTTGAACGGCGTAACAGGTTATCCTTTGTGGCTTGCTTCTTATGGGCGTGATGATGGTACCGTGTGGGACGATTACAAGCCCAACAAAGGTGAAATCATTTGGCAGTACACAAGCAAAGGAAAAGTAAACGGCATAGACGGCGATGTTGACATGAACATTTGTTACGGATGGAGTGATGATATTATGACAACGGCAGAAGTGGAAAAGGTTTGTAACGATATGATTTACAAATACAATCGTTTGCAAACAGATGAATTGACGGCTATGGTAGACCGAAAAATCGATAAGGTTGTACAGGCTCTTGCACCCAAAAAGTACGCAAACCTTGACGAGGTGCCCGAATGGGGAAGAGAAACGGTTCAAAAGCTTACCGAAAAAGGTTATATCGTAGGCGATGATAAAGGGCTTTCTCTTACCTATGACACGCTGAGAGTATATGTTTCCCTTGACAGGAAAGGACTGTTTGACTAATGTACACAGAAAGCAAGGAAATAACAGAGCTTGCCGAAAAGGTTATCTCGGAGGTGCCGGAGCTTAGGTGGATAAAGGAAAAGGATATAAAAATTAAATATCTCCTATGCGATAAAGTAAAAAGAAACGGTAAAAAAACAGTTTTCGGGCAGTGCATAAAAGTCAAAGAAATAGATAAAACTTTCATTGATGCAAATTTCTATATAGTGATCTACACACCGAATTGTGAACATTTCAATCAGCGACAATATGAAATATTGCTTGAGCATGAGCTGCTACATGTGGGGGAAAATTCAAAAATAATTCCTCATGATTACGAAGACTTTAAACAGATAACAGACAAATACGGAACCGAGTGGGCGATGCCCGAAAAGGGGTGAAACAATGCCGATAGATACGCTAAGAAAGAAACTTGCCATAAAGAGAAACAGAGTTAAGACAAGATATATATACTACGAACAGAAAGATGATCGTTGGTACTCCATAAACGCCGTTCCGACAAGTCTGCAAGTGCAATTTCAAGCCGTGAGCGGTTGGTGTACTAAAGCGGTTGACAGCCTTGCCGATCGGCTGAGCTTTGAACGCTTGGAGGATGAGCAAGGGGATGTGTTTGCAGTAAATGACATTTTTAAACGAAACAATCCGGATATATTTTTTGATAGTGCTATTTTATCGGCACTGATCTCTGCCTGCTGCTTTGCTTACATCTCAAAGCAAGGTGATAATATTTCTTTGCAAGTTATAGACGGTTCAAACGCTACAGGAAACATTAATCCTATAACGAATTTACTTGACGAGGGTTATGCGGTTCTTAAGCGGAGCACCGAAGGAACTCCCACACTTGAAGCATATTTCACTCCGACAGAAACGGTTTACTTCGACATTGAAAACAATAAAGAATGGACAGATAAAACCGTAGCAGCACAACTTGTTCCTATAATATACAAACCCGATGCAAAAAGACCGTTTGGGCATTCACGTATAAGCCGCAGCTGTATGTATTTACAGGATACGGCAAAAAGAACAATGCTACGGGCGGACGTTTCGGGAGAGTTCTATTCATACCCTCAAAAGTATTTACTGGGACTTTCCGAGGATAACGCAACCGAGGATACATTCCGAATGTATATGTCGACATTCTTACAGATAAC